ATACTTTCTAGGATTTATAGCGCATTTAATGGAGAATCGAATAGACAATGAAGTAGCAATAGGCACCAACGTATATAGTAGAGATTGGACAAAACTGGCTAAGAAATTAAAACAGAAAGGTAAGAATGTTTTTGCAGGAGATTTTTCAAATTTTGATGGATCTTTGAATGCCATGATCATGTATTTATTTGCCCGGATGGCGAATGAATTCTATGATGATGGCAATGACTTGATCCGTTATGTTTTGATCGAGGAGATCTTAAATTCAGTACACCTTTGCGAACAATTCTTCTATATGATGACCCATTCTCAACCATCTGGCAATCCTGCAACTACTCCCTTAAATTGTTTGATCAATTCGATAGGGTTGCGGTTGTGTTTCCTCCGGTGTTTTGAAGAACATAAGGCCTTCTTCATGGAACTTATGAAGAAATTTGGCTGTAAAACACGGATGGAACTATTCCGATTGCTGGTATCACTAATATCTTATGGAGATGATAATGTAATTAATATTCACCCCCTGATTTCCCATTTATTTAATATGAACTCAATCACAAAATATTTTGCGGAATTTGGATTTACATACACAGACGAAACAAAGCAAGTAGGAAAAGGAGTACCCGATTATAAGACTCTGGAAGAAGTTTCATTTCTCAAGAGAGGATTTATCTTTAATGAGGAGCGAAATTGTTATGATGCGCCTTTGGACATCAATACGATTCTAGAGATGATTAATTGGGTACGGAAAGATTTGGATCAAGTGGAAAGTACCAAGATTAATTGTGAAAATGCAATTATGGAATTGGCTATGCATCCACGGGCTGTTTTCGATAAGTGGACTCCACAGATTGAGAAAGCCTTTTATGACAAAACTGGCGTGGTTTTAAACCACAATTCTTATGACGGCTATTGGCATTTACGAAATATGGAATACTTTTTATAAAACGTTTCTCTTCTGGTTACCAGCAACATAGGAAATTGTCGTTGAACTACATGTTGTAAGGCTTTAGAGAAATAAGGGAGTGTCCTATTTAGGATGAGGTGCTCCAGTGGCAGCCCCACTAAAACCTCTAGCGACTAGGAACAGCTATATCGGGTTGCTATAGCAGTCAGGATGTTATTCTGGCGTTCCGAAATACCCAAACCTGCTCAATCAAACAATGCGAATACTTTGAGACGAAAACGGCAACAACCTCT